GGAATAGCAAGTTCGGGGTTATTGTGGAAATAAAAGGGTATATCAACTAAAAATTTTTGTTTTTGTGTTGCAAATCCTAAATACCCAGAAATTATGTTATTGCATACAGGTGTACCTGATAATTCTAAAGGTGGTTTACCAATAAGTTTTGATAAGTTATTCTGTTTTGTTTGTGTAACATAATTATCGGAGTATATAGCTAAGAAATCACTTGGTATACGTTGTACAACTTCTCCACCTATGATAAGTTCTGCGTATTCTATTATAGCATGTCCTATAGACTCAACATACCCAATACCTGCTATACCACCTAATAAGTTTTGTTGTATTTCCGATAATTCGAATTTTAAACTTACTGTTTTTAAAAGGTCACCTTGGTCTTGAGGTATGGTACACCTTATGGTATTACCGAATTCAACTTCACCTTCAACGTCTAAATCGACAAAGAATGGTGCAAAATTAGAGTGTTTTTGAAAATTTTTTATGAAATAGGTATATTCTGGATCATCGGTAAAAAAAGCGTCCTGTGGACCAGATGTTTCTAATTGAACACGTCCAGCCATTACTAGTATAACTGACTAAAATTTTAAACCACCAAGTCCGCTTTCAACGTGCAAAACATTATAGTTAACTGCATACACGTAAACTTTGTGTTCAAAACTTGAATCTGGACTATCGAGTTCTATTTCTATCAAATTGTGTGCAATTCTACTCATGTTAACTTGTCCTGTTGGGTAGTACGTTTCTGGTTTTAGTGAAAAACTGTATACACCGAAGTTATTTTCTGTAGTTCCCGTGTAGTATTTTAGAGGTTGTTCATAACTTAGCATCAAATTATCAGCGTCTATAATTGTATTATTGTTAAATTTCATTATAACATGTTTAATTGGGTTGTATTTAAATACATCGTCGCTTTTAGCTATAAAAAACATTTCCTTAACAGGATTTTTAAAGTTAAGCATACCAGACTTTTTCGATTCTCCAGCTTTCATTTTGAACTGTGACATTTGAAGTTGTGTTATAACATATTCGATTGGTCGTGATAATAAGAAATTCTTTTCGTTTTCGGTTATATAAAAGAAATCTGTTACCAATGAAACTTTTTTAATTGAGGATGATACGTCCGAAGGTGGATCTTCTATAACTCCAGATGAAGTAGTGTAGGTTATAGTTATATCTTCAAGTTTTTTAAACTTTATTTCAATTTCAACGAGTTGTTTTGTTAGAGCACATACAGGTAAAGCTAAACTTGGATGTCTAAAAAAGTAAAACGGTAACATTACACTATAATCCCAATCGTAAGAAACGGGTATATATTTATTGTGTCCAGATAGAAAATAGAGACTTTGGTCGACATCGTCGTGATTATTGTGTATTTGGTTATACATGTAAATATAATCACCCGTTATACGTTCAATAGTTTGACCTCCTATACGTAAATCTGCGTGTTCTATTATACGAGAACCTATAGATTTATTGTATCTAATATCTTTACCACCAGATGCAGTCCCCGTGGGTTGAGGTAAAGTAAACTTAAGCATCATACTTCGTATAAGATCACCTTTATTAGATGGTATACGACATTCTATCGACGTATCAAAGTTAGGTTCACCATCAAAAGGCGTTTCTATAGCTTCTATGGAGAATTTAGTGTGTCTTTTAAAATTTACCAGGAAATACGAAAATTCGGGTTCCCCCGTAAGCCATTGGTCCTGGATACCTGTGACAGCAAGGTTTATTCTACCAGACATTCTTACTCTATGTGAGTAAAATTTTATAAAATAAAACGAGGCATTAGAGTAGATGAATCTTCAACTTCGGAAATTCAAACCCGAAAACATGGCCGATGATAAGGTGTGTGTATTTATAGGAAAACGTAATACGGGTAAATCAACACTTGTTACTGATATCCTGTATCATAAAAAACATTTACCAGCAGGAATAGTTTTATCAGCAACGGAAGAGGGTAATCATTATTATCAACAATATATACCTGATCTTTTCATATACGGTGATTACGATAGAGAAGCTATAGAACGTGTCATGGAAAGACAAAGGAAACTCGTGGGTGCAGGTAAAACAAATTGTGGTGCGTTTCTTCTTTTAGACGATTGTATGTATGATTCAAAATTTATGAAAGATACGTGTATTCGTCAATGTTTTATGAATGGTCGTCATTGGAAGATATTTTTCATGTTAACCATGCAATATTGTATGGATCTACCACCAGCACTCAGGGCAAACGTTGATTACGTATTTATTCTTCGTGAAAACATTATTCAAAATCGCGAGAAGTTGTATAAATCCTTTTTTGGAATTTTCCCTACATTTGAGATGTTTAACAAGGTAATGGATTCATGTACGGAGAATTACGAGTGTTTAGTTTTAGATAATACATCAAAAAGTAATAGAATAGAAGATTGTGTTTTCTGGTACAAGGCAACTTTACGTAAAAATTTTAAGGTAGGTGCACCACAATATTGGCAAACGCATAAAAAGATGTTTAATCCAAGGCATGGTAATATGAAAGTAGGTGATAGAAACGCAGTTAAAAAAACAACTCCATTAAAGGTTATTAAGAAGAAATGATACGACGTTTTGTTAGACCAATAAGTTCAGCGTTAAATATATTTCCATTACCGGCACCAGATTTTTTAATACCTCGATATAAATCTAGATTTAAAAAAACTGAAGTTTATACCGAACATAACGATGAAAAAACGATTACGAATGGTGATGATGGGTATCGTGTATTGATTGATGTATGTCACGAAACTAAAACAGTTTATGTTGATCACGACATGTGTCTTTACGATGAATTAAACGATTTACCTAGAATTATAAAAACGTTTGGGTGTTTGTATCCAAATTATACATTACGATAATAATCCAGGGTAATGCGTAAACACAAAAAAACGAAAACATAGGTTATAGTATATGACAGACGTTTATACAATGAATCTTTCTGAAAATTCGGACGGTATGGTTAATTTAAATAATAACAAATCGACTAATTTTATTGCTAATAACGAAACAAATCCTTTACCTCCACCTACATTTTCCCCACAACAACAGCAACAACAAATGCCGAATATTCCCCTTGAAAAAAATCTAAGTGAAAATAAACAGATAATGGATTCAACATCAATTTCCGATATTATGGGACAACCAGAAGCACCACTCGAACCACCTATGATGGCACAGGATCCTCGTATGACGCAAATGCAAATGCAAGCACCAATGATGCAAGCACAAGCGCAACCACAAGTGCAACCACAAGCGCAATCAAATGAAAGTAACGGTAACGCTAATCCATTTAATTTAACGGATGAACAGTTTCAAGCTCTCGTCGTCGCGGTTTGTACTGCGATAGCAATTAGTAAGCCAGTTCAAGAAAAACTTGCGAACTTCGTACCATCGTTTCTTAACGACCAAGGGAACCGAAGTATGGTTGGTTTAGCGTCAACTGGTGTAGCTGCCGCAGCTGTATTTTATATTATTAAGAAATACACTTAAACAGATGTATTAATAGAATTTGCGAAAAATCCTTCTAATCCTTTATCTCTTGTTAAGATAGGGTAAGCAAGAAGCATACCAATTACAAACCCAGTTACGCGAAGTGAATAGACAATACCTGTACTTCTCGCATCTTTCCCGTAATTTTTATAGTGTTCTTGTATTTTCTTATCAAAAACTTGTGTAACAAGTATAGCAAAAAGGTACGCTAAGAACGATATCACGACAAGACCCTGGAAGTCAAGTGACGCGTACCCGAAAAATGCACCACCTTTCATTAACCTATTAATGAAAATGGGCGCGATCAAATGTAGGAGTGTCATGTTATACCAATAGTTATCGAAGAGTAATGGGGAAGTGTTCATACCCATGAGAAGGGCCCAAAGAAGGACGGATGTACCAATACCTTTATACGTTATTCCGTTTTCGGACATTATTATTTAATAGTAACAAAGATTATTTATCCTGTACATATTTATTACAAAACTTAGTTTTCTTTGGAATTTCTTCGTATATACCTAATTCAACACTTATTTTACGTAACTTTTTGAACTTTTCCCAATACTCTTTACTATGTGAATACTCTTCCACTGTACAGTGTGCAAGTTCGTGTAGAAGAACGTGGAAAATTTCATTTGTATCACCGTCTATACACAAACCTATTTCGTTACCCTTATTTGTATTGTAGCCTACGGCTCCTTTTGAAATACGGTAATGTGCAGTTATAGGAACTTCGTCGTATAACATATCGAATTCCTCGTTATTGGTTTCCTTGAGGTGTTCCCTGAGAACTTGATATTTTTGGCGAACCTCGGTTAATTCTTTTGGTTCCTTCGTGTTGAGTAGTAAAAACACGTTTATGATAATGAGTAGTAACGCAGCTATCATCTTATCATAAAGTGAGATAAAATATTAGATAAATGTATATGAGTAACTCCAGGTCCAAAGTTCCTGAGGAACTTCTTAAACTCGGTGTTAGGAACATGAATATTACATCCCTTGATCTATCACATGAAAACTTAACCAATTTACCAAAAGAAATTGGTAACCTTACAAACCTAACATACCTTCGGTTGGATAATAATAATTTAAAATCGATACCACCACAAATCGGTAACCTTACAAAGCTTAATTCAATTTTTATGCAAAAAAATTATTTAAAAACATTACCATCACAAATCGGTAAGCTTGAAAACCTAGATCATATTGATTTGTCTAATAATAATTTAATTAAATTACCACCGCAAATCGGTAAGCTTGAAAACCTAGATCATATTGATTTGTCTAATAATAATTTAGAATCGTTACCACCGCAAATCGGTAACCTTAAAAAACTTCTGGTACTTAGTTTGGGTTATAATAATTTAGAATCGTTACCACCACAAATCGGTAACCTTGAAAAACTAGATTTTCTTTTTTTGAATAATAATAAGTTAAAATCGTTACCACCATCTATTGGTAACCTTGAAAACCTTCAGATACTTCGGTTGGATAATAATAATAATTTAAAATTGTTACCAAGATCACTTATACGATCTGGTTTAAAAATTACT